AGATCGCGACATGGACGTACTGATACTTGTATCCACATTCCTGCTGGTCGCTTGCGTGACCTGGCTGCTGGTCGCTCTTGCCAATGCCTTCGGCCAGCAGGACGACCGCGAGATCGACGAGTTGACGCTCGACGCCATCGAGACGCTGCGCCAGATCATCGAGCGCGAGACGGGCCGGGAAGTGGCCGAGATTTTCTTGCATGGTGGCCACTGGCACGCCGTTACCGCTCGCGGGCCGGTGCTGGTTAGTGAGCTTCTCAAGAGTGGTTATGTGAGGGTTGGGAAATGAACGCAGCAGACAAGCAGATCAAAGACTGGCACGACGCCAGGCGCAGCGAGATACCGAAACGGCGTCGGCTTGAATGACTTGTTAGGTGCCAATAAACAGGATTGATTATGGCTATTGAACTACTGAACATTGATTGCATGGAATACATGCGTGGATTGCCGGATAAGGCGTTTGACTTGGCGATAGTTGACCCGCCGTATGGGATATTGAACAAAACAAAAAGGGGCGGCCAGAGAAGCCCTCACAAATACAAGGTAAGAAGTGAAGGATGGGACTACAAGCCTAATGCTGATTACTGGGAAGAATTATTCAGAGTATCTAACAATCAAATTGTTTGTGGTGGAAATTACTTTACGGATTACTTATTCCCTAATAACGCATGGATATTCTGGTATAAACATCAGCCAGTAGATAATTACGCAGACGGTGAATTTATATGGACTTCATTCAACGACAAACAAGGAAAATGCTTTGATTATATGTATTACGGCGCAATAAATTCCGAGACAGACAGATTCCACCCAACCCAAAAGCCTGTCGCGCTCTACAAATGGCTCTTAAAGAACTACGCCAAGCAAGGCGACCGGATACTAGACACGCACCTTGGCAGCGGTTCTAGCGCGATTGCAGCGCATTACTGCGGGTTTGATTTTGTAGGGTGCGAGCTTGATACAGATTACTTTAACGCAGCAAGCAAGCGATTTGAGCAGGCTACTGCACAGATGGCGATGTTTGGTGCATAACACCTGAGTTAAGCGGTGCCGCCCGGCACAGCATGATTTTGCGAGGAACTATGAAGCGGCATCCGCTTGAACGAATTGTTAGGTTGCTGGCCTGCAAGCTCACCGGCCACCGCTACGTCGTAGCGCCTGAGTTGCTGGAGGCATTGCAGGCAATGATTGATTATTATGGTAGCGCATCTGCAAATGTTGAGGCACTTACTGCGGCTAGAGCCGCCATCGCCAAAGCAAAAGGTGAAACGAAATGAGCGACAAGATGCGGGAGAGCTTTCGAATATGGGCGGAAGGCAAAGGCTACGACATGGCCTGCACATACGATACAGCGAGAAGCCGGCACATCTGGCTGTCTCCGATGACGGCTGACCTGTGGGAATCATGGCAAGCCGCCCAGTCCGTGCCTATTGCGAAAACTGCCGATGACGAATTTGAAATTCTCGGGGAGATTGCTGAGAGTGGCGGCCTGTCTGCTGCGGTCTGGGGGTGACATGAGTATTCCACTGTTTGAGATACATCACGGTTCATGCGTCGATGTCATGCGCACGCTGCCTGACAACTCCGTCGATTCGATCGTCACCGACCCGCCCTATGGCCTGAGCTTCATGGGCAAGCGGTGGGACTACGACGTGCCGAGCGTTGAAATCTGGGCCGAATGCCTGCGCGTGCTGAAACCGGGTGGGCACCTGCTCGCGTTTGCTGGCACCCGCACGCAACACCGCATGGCGTGCCGCATCGAAGATGCCGGGTTCGAGATCCGCGACATGATTGCGTGGGTCTATGGCTCTGGCTTCCCGAAGTCGCACAACGGGCCGTGGGGCGGCACCGCCCTGAAACCCGCGCTCGAACCGATCACGATGGCGCGCAAGCCGCTGGTGGGCACCGTGGCCGCGAACGTGCTGGCGCATGGCACCGGGGCGCTGAATATTGACGGGTGCAGGGTGGGTGCCGAAGATGGATACACCGAAAATGCCGTGACGCAAGGAATCAACACGGCGCGAACGTCCTACGCTCCCGCCGGTGTTCGTAGGACGTTCGCGCCGTCATCGCAAGGCCGCTGGCCCGCCAACCTGATCCACGACGGAGGCGATGAGGTGGTGGGGCTGTTTCCCGTCACCACCAGCGGAGGGGGCAACAAGTCGCGCAAAGGGACAACAGAAGGCGGGAACTGTTACGGAACATACGGCGCTCCACCGCCTGATGTTCGAGGTGCGGACAAAGGCAGCGCCGCCCGGTTTTTCTACTGCGCCAAGGCCAGCAAGCGCGACCGTAACGAGGGCTGCGAGCACATCGATGCCAAACCGTACAGCCACGACGGGCGTGAAACACCTATCGAAAACGCATACCAGCGCAACGCCAGCAACAGCCACCCCACGGTCAAGCCGACCGACCTGATGGCATACCTTTGTCGTCTGGTGACACCGCCTGGCGGCACTGTCCTCGACCCATTCATGGGAAGCGGCAGCACTGGCAAGGCGGCGATACGTGAAGGATTCCGATTCATCGGCATCGAGCGAGAGGCTGAATACATAGCCATCGCCAATGCACGAATCAGTCATGAGCTTACGCAGCTCGGCAAACAACAAGACTTGTTTGAGGGCGCAGCATGACCCCAGCCCTCCAAGAACTCATCACCAGCCTCGACCTGCTACTGCGCCAGACGCGCCGTAACGTGTCGCTGACTGACATTCCGGACGTGCTGTGCGCGATTGATAAACAGACCATTGCCCGCGCAGAGAAGGCGCTGGCACAAGTGAGGAAGGAAGCATGAACACGCCATCTGAACGAGTCGAGCGGATCATGAAAGAGGCCGTAGGCAGTGACCTCAACTCTTGGGAAAAGCATCAGTTCCTGCCAAGCATCAAGCAGCGGCAGAGCCTGAGCGATAAGCAAGAAAAGACGTTGCGCCAGATTGAACGCAAGGTATTGGGGAGCACTGACGAATGACTATTTCCGCATCACGCCATCTGGAACACAAAAGCCGTGAACGTCGATAAATCAGCCGACAACATCCGCCGATCATCCATAGCCGGAGCCGTTGCCATGGTACGGAACACGCGCCCGGCCTTGCGACGGTGCCGCGATGAATCCGGATACTCGCTGGCGGTTATAATTGAGCGATGCGATACGCTCATGGAGGCCAGTCTACAGGCTGGCGTTAGTTATCAGACAGTGCGCAGATATGCGCGGAGGTGGGGAATTGAGCAACAGCGATGCATTGGCAATTTTTCAACATCTCTGGCCGACTGAAGGCTATGCCGGAATCAAACGACACTTGCCGGATTGGAGCCAGAGCCGCGCCAGCAATTTCGCATGGCGCAACGGAATCAGGATGAAGCCGGAGAGCAAGCGCGAGAACTATCAGCGCACTGGCGAGGCTGCGCGCGCTGCAATGCGGGAGAAGGCTCAAGCATCATGGGATGGCAAGCCGCAATCCACGACCGTTAACCGTGCGCTGGCGATGAGGTGGTGAGATGGGTCATGTCTGCAAGGTATGCAACAAAGCCAAGCGCCCCGAGGAAATGGCGAAGGACAACCGGCCTAAGCTGGATGGTTCACCGAGCTACTACCGGACGTGCCGCGCTTGCAAGCTGGCGAAAGATAGGGAACGGTCGAAGATGTACAAAAAGATATGCGCCATCTGCGGCAAGGAAAAGGCGACCGGTAATTTCAGCGTGGAGCATCCAACATGGTGCGTACCGTGCTCGAACATGCGGAACGTGGATAATTATGCGGCAGCTAAAGCGCTGGCGATGAGGTGGTAATCAGAACCGGATCCCAATCCTGACCCGCACCGATTCCGCGTCTGCTTCAATGCCGGCGCGGAACGGGCCGAGATCCCGGTCTAGGAATGCGCCGGGTTTCTTGTCGGTGTCGTATGTCACGCCAGCCGCCCACTTGTTCTCGTTGCGCTTTATCCACTTCTCAATCGGTATATCAATGCCGCCTACAATGTCTCCATCTGGCGAGCTTGCCACAACTCGCCTGCCTTCATCTTGCTGGATCAGATCGAGGCGGACGGTTAGTGCTGGACACTCTTTGGCGACTGGGCAGAATCCGTTAGCGTCTGGCTTTACTGGTTCAACCTTCGGCACTTGCTTAGGCTTCACCTTCACCACCACTGTGCGCTCTACCTTCCCCGTCAGCTTAGGTGCGGGTGCGTCCGGCTTCGCTTCAGGATCACGCTTTAGGATGACGGAGCCATCACGTTGCTCCACAGGTGGCGCAGATCCCTCTGATATGC